AAAAATCGCATAATCAAAAATCAAACGAGGAAATCAAAATCCGCGTATGGTTTAACGAAGTTAAAGGGTCGGAGAAATCCGACCTTTTGAATTTGCGGGAAAATCAAAAAATCAAACTTTATCAAAAATCAAAACGGAGGGACTATGGCAAGCGGAGGAAGGAGACCGGGAGCAGGCAGACCGAAAAAGTCAGCCACGCAGAAAATGCTTGAAGGCAACCCCGGCAAGCGACCGATAGAGGTGGTAGACTTCGCAGGTGGCGGTGTCGAACTGCCGAGCGAACCACCCTCATACTTATCGGCAAAGGCAAAAGAAATCTACAAGACGGTGTACGCATGGCTCGAAAGTGTCGGATGCACAAAGGGCATTCTTCCCTATAACTTGGAGGAATACGCCTTCTGCAAGGCACGATGGCTTGAATGCGAGGATATGAACACCAAGCACGGTCTGCTCGTGAAAGACCCCAACGGCAAACCGATGCCCTCGCCGTTCGTGGCAATGGCACAGCAATACCTCAAGCAGACAAACGAGGTGTGGGGCAAGATTTATCTCGTGGTACGCGAGACGAAGCTGTCAAAGTGGGACGAAAGCAACCCCAACGATGACATCATGGAAAAGATATTAGGAGGTAAGCCGTAAATGGAATATACGACCGAGAGACCTCTCCGACTCATCGAGCTGTTCGCAGGCATTGGGTCGCAGACACAAGCTCTCAAAAACATCGGTGTCCCACATACGGTCGTGGGCATTTCCGAGATCGATAAATACGCCATCAGTACCTACACGGCAATGCATGGCGAAACCCACAATTTCGGAGACATCTGCAAAATCCTCGCTCTTCCCGATGCGGATATGTGGACGTACTCCTTCCCATGTCAAGACATTTCAGTCGCGGGCAAAGGAGCTGGCATCAAAGAAGGCACTCGAAGTGGCTTGCTTTATCAGGTAGAACGACTGTTAAAGGTCGCAGATGCTAACAATACTTTACCAAAATACCTACTTTTGGAGAACGTAAAGAACCTCGTCTCCAAAAAGTTCAAGGCAGATTTCGAGCGTTGGCTCGACTTTCTTGCATCCCTTGGATACACGAATTATTGGGCAATCCTCAATGCAAAGGACTACGGAGTTCCACAGCACCGAGAGAGAGTTTTTTGTGTTTCAATAAGGGGAGAACATATACCTTACAAGTTCCCTGAAAAGCAGGAATTGACCCTCCGCCTACGCGATATGATAGATGAGGTAGTGGACGAAAGATACTACCTCAAGGAAAGCACAATCAGGAGCATCCTGACCTCCACATTCAATCAGCGCCGAGACAGCATACGACCGGGAGACGGTCTCGCAGCTACCCTCAAAGCAAGGGACTACAAAGAGCCCCAATGCGTCCAGATCGGAGAGGTGGTCGGCGAAAAATGGGATAAGATGCACGATATCTCACGGCGAGTATATGAGCCAAGCGGACTCTCGCCCACGGTGCATTGTCAGCAAGGCGGCAACACGGAACTCAAGATAGCCGAGAACTTTGTTCTCGGAGGACTGCAAGAGCATCAAGTACCGAGAACAGACGGGTGCTGTCCGACCCTTACCGAAGCTATGGGCAAAGGCGGTGGACAGACACCAATCATCGTAGCGATGAGAGGCAGAAACCCCGACAACCCCTCGGACCGTTCGCCCGGCATCCCTCTCGAACAAGTGATTGAACCTAACGAACATGGCATCGCAAATGCACTGACCTCGGTAACCAAAGACAACCTCGTCCTCGAAGACAAGGGAGACTATGTCGCACGGTGCTACCGAGAGTTCTATGAGAAAAAGGGATACATCCCCGAAAAGTTCGTGGCATACAATCGCACCGAGGTAGGAGACATCGCTCCGACCCTCACGGGACAATGCTCGTCCCCATCAGGCAGCTCGGCAGTCCTTTGCTTGGAGCAACCTATCAAGGTCAAGGTGGCAACTGCCCAAGGCTATGAAGAAGCCGAGGTCGGCGATTATGTCAACACCACCTATCCAAGCAGCACGACCAAACGCGGTCGAGTGGGCAAAGGGGTGGCACACACCATCACCTGTGGAGACGGCAATGCGGTCATCACAGAAAACGTGCGAATCCGCAAGCTCACACCGAGAGAATGCCTCCGCCTTATGGGTTGGAGAGACGAACAGATCGACAAGGTAACGGTCAGTGCGACACAGCAGTACAGACAAGCGGGCAATGGAATAGTGGTGCAAGTCTTGGAGGCAATCTTCAAGGCTTTATTTTTTGCAGAGGATTAACCGATGGCATACATTGCAAGCATCAGTTACGGCAAAGACAGCCTTGCGATGCTCGAAGTTATCCACAGACACGGCTTGCCACTTGACCGCATCGTCCATGTGGAGGTGTGGGCAACCAAAGACATACCCGCCGAGTTCCCGGAAATGGTGGAATTCAAAAAGAAAGCCGACCAGATCATCTACGACAAGTATGGAATCAAGGTCGAACACATCAAGTCCCCAAAGAGCTACGAGGATTTCTTCTACTTCGTCAGCACGGGAAAGCGAAGCCTTTATGCCGGGCAGATATACGGATTCCCTATGCAAAAGGGCAATTGGTGCAACTCACGACTCAAGGTAGACGTACTCGACAAAGTGCAACGAGGAAACATTGCATACATCGGCATCGCAGCCGATGAGCCGAGACGCTTTCATAACCTCGCCGAGGACAAGCGGAGTCCGCTCGTAGAGTTCGGTTGGACGGAAAAGATGTGCCGAGATTGGTGCAAGGAAAACGACCTCCTCGCACCGACCTATACGACCTCACTTCGTGGTGGATGTTGGTTCTGCCATAACCAAAGCGTGGGGCAACTGCGGTTGCTCCGAAAGAATTACCCCGACCTATGGAGACTACTCCTCAAATGGGACAAAGACAGTCCCATTTCATTCAAAGCCAACGGACACACGGTTCACGACTTTGAAAAAAGATTCCAAATGGAAGAAACAGCAAAAGTACCCATTGACAGAACGTTCAAGTGGGACATGATATCGGAGGAAAAAACAATGACAAAACGAATCTACACCGCCGAATCGGTAACGAGCGGACACCCTGACAAGCTCGCCGACCTCATTGCCGATGCTATCCTTGATGAGTGCTTGGAGCAGGACGAAAACAGCCACGTGGCTTGCGAGGTCATGCTTGCACATAACAAGTGCTTCATCAGCGGCGAAATCTCCACCAAAGCCAAGGTCGACTACGAATATGTAGCACGATGCATCATCGCCGAGGTGGGATACGAAGCTAATGACATCGAATACGAGGTCCGCATCCATGAGCAGAGTCCCGACATCGCACAGGCGGTAAACAAGGACGAACAGGGGGCGGGAGACCAAGGCATCGTGTACGGTTACGCAAACAACGAGACCGCAAACTATATGCCACTTCCCATCGAACTTGCACACCGACTGACCGACAAGCTCGAAGAGTGCCGCAGAAACGGCAAAATCCGAGGTCTTCTTCCCGACGGCAAGAGTCAGGTGTCCATCCTCTATGACGGAGACCGCTTTGAGCGAATCACCTCGGTCATCGTATCGGCACAGCACGAAGAGTCGAAAGACCTCGAAGAGCTCAAGCGAGAGATTCGTGTGTTCGTAATCGACCCTGTGATGTTGTCCTATGACCTCACCAATACAGAAATCCTCATCAACCCCTCGGGCAGATTTGTCCTCGGCGGTTTTGTGGCTGACACGGGACTGACCGGGCGAAAGCTCATGGTGGACACCTACGGAGGTAGAGCTCACCACGGCGGTGGGGCGATGAGCGGTAAAGATGCGAGTAAGGTAGATCGTAGCGGTGCTTACCTTGCGAGATACATCGCAAAGAACATCGTAGCAGCCAAACTCGCCGATGAATGCGAGGTGTCCCTCTCCTATGCAATAGGAGTGCCGAGACCAACAGCCATCGACATCAATACCTTTTATACGGGCATCGTCAGCGACAAGCTCATTGCCGATGCAGTAAACAAGGTATTCGACCTCACGGTGGGAGGGGCAATCGACAAACTCGACCTCAAACGTCCCGTCTATGCACAGACGGCGGTCGGCGGTCACTTCGGCAAGGTCTTCCTTGCTTGGGAAAATACGGACAAGACGGAGGAACTCAATGAAGCCATGCGACCGTGAGAAACTTATTCTCGACAATATGCGGCTCGTCTACTTCATGTATGAAAAACTCCAAAAGAACGACATCACGGTTCGCTATAAGGAAGACCTTATATCCGAGGGCATGGTGGGGCTGTGCAAAGCGGCCAACTCTTATGACCCGGACCGTGGTGTGCGGTTCACGACGTATTCGTCTATGTGCATCCGAAACGAGATGCTCATGTTCCTCCGAAAGCTCAATCGTCAGGTCAATGCCGAGGTCTCATTGCAAGACACCATCGGCTACGATGCTGACGGACGCGAACTGACCTATGAGGACATCATAGAAGATGAGTCGCAATCACCAGATCACTTTCTCGCAGATGCAATAGCAAAGGAATTCACCGAGCAACAGAAACCGCTCGACCGGGAAATCCTCAAGGCATTGCAAAGCGGTCATAAGCAAAGCGAGATAGGAGAAATGCTCGGAATTAAGCAGCCTACGGTCTGCCGACACATCCGAGCAATGAAAAAACAAGCAAAAAACCTTATTTTTTAACGAAATTCTTGAAAATAGCACTGGACTTTCGCCGCCGTTTACGGTATTTTGGTTTGCTGAATAAGGAGGTAGCACTATGACCAAAGAAAAAGTGGAATACTCAAGAAGCGGACCAAGCGGAAACGTCTATTACATTATCGGCAAGGCCCAGCTCGCATTGCGGAAACAACACCGCATTCTCGACTACAACGAGATGTGGGAACGAGTCCAAAAGAGCCATAGTTACGATGAGGCACTCGCCATCATCGGAGAGTATGTAGAACTCGTTGAAAACCCTTAAAAATGCAGGATAATACGCACAAATTTAAGGGCAAAAATATGTGTGTTTTTCAGCGTTATTTCTTCGAAATAACTCTGGACTTTCGCACCTCTTTACGGTATTGTTTGTGTTGCCAAGAGGCAAGAAAAAACCGAAAGGAAACACACACATGAAAACACAAAACTTCGGAATCGAAATCGAACTCACAGGCATCACAAGAAGAGATGCAGCCAAGACCATCGCAAAGCACTTCGGAACGACCGAGACCTACTGCGGAGGCACCTACCGCCGCTACGAGGTCAAGGACAACCAAGGCAGAACATGGAAACTCGTCTACGACTCAAGCATAACCTCCGAGCTCAAAAGCGGAGAGCGAGTATACGATGACGAATACAAGTGCGAACTCGTATCGCCCATCTGCAACTACGAAGACATCGAGACCATCCAAGAGATTATCCGAGAGCTGAGACACAAAGGGGCAATCGCCAACAGCTCCTGCGGAATCCACATCCACATCAACGCGGCACCCCACACAGCAAGGTCGCTCCGAAACATCGCCAACATCATGGCAAGCAAGGAAGACCTCCTGTTCAAGGCACTCGGAGTCAGCAGACACAGAGAGAGCAACTACTGCGGAAAGATAGAACAGAGCTTCGTAGAGCAACTCAACAGAACCAAGCCTACAAGCAAGGATGCGGTCGGCAGAATATGGTACAACGGGGACATGAGCAGAGCGAGTCACCACTACGACTACAGTAGATACCACGCACTCAACCTCCACGCAGTATGGCAAAAAGGCACGATAGAGTTCCGATGCTTCAACGGCACGACCCATGCGGGCAAGATTAAGACCTACATCCAATTATGCCTCGCCATCAGCCATCAGGCACTCACCTCAAAAGGATCGAGTGCAAAGAAGACGGTAACCACCAACGAAAAATACACCTTCCGCACATGGCTCCTCCGACTCGGACTCATCGGCGAGGAATTCGAGACCGCAAGAAAATGGCTACTCGAAAACCTCGATGGAGACATCGCATTCAAGAACGGCAGACCTGCGAGAGTGGCATAAGCCACTCTCCGAAATAAAAATAAGGAGAAAATATAATAATGACACAACGACTTTATGTAGCCTACGGTAGCAACCTACACCTCAAGCAGATGGGATGGCGATGCCCCCAAGCAAAGGTGGTCGGCAAAGGAAAGCTCAAGGGGTGGCAACTGACCTTCCGAGGAGTAGCCACCATCGAACCCCAAGAGGGAGCGGAGACACCCGTGGCGGTATGGGACATCCAACCGACCGATGAGGTCGCACTCGACCGCTATGAGGGATATCCAAGCCTTTATCGCAAAGAGAACGTAACCGTCACCATGGACGATGGGAGCGAACTGACAGCGATGGTGTACATCATGAACCGAGGATACCCCTCGATGCCGAATCAAGGATACTTCAACACCATTCGTCAAGGATACGATGATGTCGGACTCGACCCCACCTACCTCAAGGAAGCTCTGACAGACACCGACAGACGGATGAAAGACCAAGGGCTCAAATAAACAATAGAATCATGTGTGTGCAAGGGGCAGACTTCGGTCTGCTCCTTGTCGTTTAGGAGGAAAGAGTGGACAACAGCAAAATCATAGTCAAGCCAAACGGTCAACTCTTTAACCCATCTCTCGCCGAGAGAGCAATCACCTTTATAAATATGCTCAAGCACACCAAAGGCTCGTGGTACGGCAAGAACTTCGACCTCCTCCCGTGGCAGTCCGATATCATCTCGGACATATTCGGAACTGTCAAGGAAAACGGATACCGCCAATACAATACCGCCTACATTGAGATACCCAAAAAGCAAGGCAAGAGCGAACTCGCCGCAGCCGTTGCCCTTTATCTTTTGGCG